TTCACGCAGGGCCGGCACTTCGGCGTCGTAGGTGTCTTTGTCGATGGCGTGACCGATTTCGGCGGATTCGAACATGGGCAGCTCCGTTTCAAGATGGCTCAAGACTAGCGGATTGGGCCCCGACACGCGCAAGGAAATACAACCCAGCCTTGCCATGGATCAATTCAATGCCTGTTGATCGGCTAGAATGGCCGCCTTGTCTTTGCCCGCTTTCATTTTATGAGTCGCCATGAACCCCATCACCCACGCCCAGCTCGACTGGGATGATCAAGGCCGCCCGCATTCGCGGGTGTTCGACGATGTGTATTTCTCCGACCAGTCGGGCCTGGAAGAAACCCGCTACGTGTTCCTGGAGCAGAACCGCTTGCAGGAACGCTTCGCCGCCTTGCCGGCAGGTGGGCGCCTGGTGATTGGTGAGACCGGCTTCGGCACCGGCTTGAATTTCCTCTGCGCCTGGCAGTTGTTCCAACAGCACGCGGTGGCCGGTGCGCGGCTGCACTTTGTCAGCGTGGAGAAATACCCCCTCAGCCACGCCGACCTGCAACGCGCCCTCGCCCTCTGGCCCGAACTGCAACCGTTGGCCGAGCAACTGCTGGCGCACTACATTGCCATTCACCAGGGCTTCCAGCGCTTGGTACTGGACAACGGCCGCGTGACCCTGACCCTGCTGATCGGCGATGCGCTGGAACAATTGCCGCAACTGGACGCCCAAATCGATGCGTGGTTTCTCGACGGGTTCGCCCCGGCGAAAAACCCCGACATGTGGACCGCCGAGCTGTTCGCCCAACTGGCACGCCTGGCGGCTCCAGGCTCGACCATCAGCACCTTCACCAGCACCGGCTGGGTAAGGCGGTTGATCAATGCCGCCGGGTTCAAGATGAAACGCACGCCGGGCATCGGGCATAAATGGGAGATCCTGCGTGGGGAGTTTGTCGGTTGGCCCGAGGACGCTCCCGCGCCAGCCCCACGTAAACCCTGGTTCGCCCGGCCTCCCGCCATCAAGGGTGAACGTCACGCCCTGGTCATCGGCGGCGGCTTGGCCGGCTGTGCGACCGCCGCCAGCCTCGCCGCCCGTGGCTGGCGTGTCAGCCTGCTGGAGCGCCACGCCGGCCTGGCACAGGAAGCTTCGGGCAACCCACAGGGTGTGTTGTACCTCAAGCTTTCGGCCCATGGCACGGCCTTGTCCCAACTGATACTCAGCGGTTTTGGCCACACCCGGCGTCTGCTGGAACACTTGCACCGAGGCGTCGATTGGGACGGCTGTGGCGTGTTGCAGCTGGCGTTTGATGCCAAGGAGAGCCAGCGTCAGGCTCAATTGGCACACGCCTTCGCTCCAGACCTGCTGCACCTGCTGGACCGCGAGCAGGCGCAGCACAAGGCGGGAATCGAACTGGCCCACGGCGGGTTGTTTTTTCCACAGGGCGGTTGGGTGCATCCACCCGCGCTGTGCCAGTGGCAGGCGAAACATCCCCTGATTGAAGTGCTCACCCAACACGAGGCACTGGAACTGCACCGGCTCGACGACCAGTGGCAAGCCCGCGCCGGTGACCGCGTGCTGGCCAGCGCCAGTGTCGTGGTGCTCGCCGGGGCTGCGGAGATCAAGCGTTTCCCCTTCAGTGCTGACGTGCCGCTCAAGCGCATCCGTGGGCAGATCACTCGGCTGGCGCAAACCTGCGCGAGTAAAGCGCTGGCCACGGTGGTCTGTGCCGAGGGCTACGTGGCGCCGGCCCGGCTTGGCGAACACACCCTGGGCGCGAGTTTTGACTTCAACAATCAAGACCTTACGCCCACGCCCGCCGAACACAGCGGCAACCTGCAGATGCTGGGTGAGATTTCTACCGACCTGCTGCAGCGCCTGGGTGCTGATCGCTTGGCGCCCGAACAGCTGGAGGGGCGTGCCGCGTTTCGTTGTACCAGCCCTGACTACTTGCCCATCGTTGGGCCACTGGCTGACCATGCGGCGTTTGAGCAGGCTTATGCGGTACTGGGCAAAGACGCCCGGCAAGTGCCGCAAACGCCATGCCCGTGGCTGCCGGGTCTGTTTCTCAATAGCGGCCATGGCTCGCGTGGATTGATCACTGCGCCGTTGTGCGGCGAACTGCTGGCTGCGTGGCTGAGTGATGAGCCCCTGCCAGTGCCAACCAGCGTAGCCGAGGCTTGCCACCCCAACCGCTTTGCCCTGCGGGCTCTGGTTCGAGGCCAAGCCGCGCCTCGCAAAGAGACCGATTGATGGCAAAGTGATTAGCTGCCTTATAACTTATCGGTCTAAAACTCCACGCATAGCACTGGGTCAGTTTCTGGGTACGCGCCCTTTTGGGCGTATTGAGTGTTGACCCCTCCCCAACGGAAAAACCGGTAAGGAATTTATGTGTGGATTAGCTGGCGTATTCCAAAGGCGCTAGACAAGGGGTTTCAGCGCCTTCTGAGACCCCTTAGAGGCCCTCAAGGGAACATCCAGTGGTACGAAAAGTGGTACGAGCTACATCCATCACCGGCGTCCTGCCGACGAACACCACTCCCCAAACCTGTCACACCTCGATTACTGTACGCGCATACAGTATTTGAGATTAACGCTATGAACGTTGACATGGACACCGATGATTGGCTGGGCTGCCCCACTCCGCTGGAGATGTACCAGCACCAATGCTCAATCCTCGTAGATGAGCTGGTGGAGACAGAGCGCATGCTGCGTCGAGCGCGGGCGAATATCGCCGGCCTGATGCAGATGAACGACCTGCTGATGACCGGAAAGGATCAGGCCGAGACGGCCCTGAAAGGCGCACTATCCCAAGTTGCTGCCTTGAACCTGGAAAACTCAGCCCAGGGCCGCAAGTTAAACGGGTTGGCGATAATCACGGAGCAGAGAGACCACCTTCTCAGGGAAAACCAGCGATTGCGGGCAGAGCTGCGGGCACTCAAGGAGCCACAGCCCTGACGTACGCCTGGCAAGCACGCAAGGCGATTATTGCGTTATCCCCGTCATCGGTGATGCGGATAATTCGTTGCGCATGCGCTGGGTCAAGTTGGGCTCGACGGGCTGCATGAACCACGCCGACGGCGCCGGGGGTGGTAGGCACGTTGCAGCCACTGGCTGAATCCTCGGCAAGGAGGACTGACAGCCGGACATCAGCAGTAGCAAGCTGGTCACGCAGGCGAGCCTGGTTGCGCTGGGCATCGGATAATTCCTTGGTGTGTTGTTGGTCCTGGAACGCGAGTTTTTCCTCGGTGGCCAGGCGCTTATCCAGTTCGTCCGACTGCTGACGCCACGCCTCACCAGTGATTGCATCCAGTTGCTTCTGGTGGTGGGCGCCCTGCTCCGCGATACGCTCAGCCATCTTCTTGCCCAGGCGCCAGTCCTGGACTTGCCACGCACCGCCAAAGCCGAGGACCAGCGCCAGCAGGATTGCCAGCCCCAGGCCGATCAGCTTCTGTACGGGCGTCATCACGGCACATCCTTGAAAAAGACGTGATGCCCCAGGAGCAACGTCTGTTTGGCCTTCGCCGCCCAGGCCGGTGCCTTGGGCATCGTGGTGGCGTAGTAGTGCGTGGCCCCGCCGATTGGATCCGGTACCGCGCCGGCCATCACCTGGTCAGCAGCGCGCTGGGCCTGGGCGAACTGCGCGGCCGGGATCGGCTTCGCACCGCTCAGGTAGGCGTAGTTCGGGTCGTTCTGGTTCCAGCAGCTGAACTGCCAGGGTTTCAGGCACACGCCGGCGTAGCCCTCCCCCCACCAGGACTTGGCCTTGCCATCGAACACTCGGTTGCGGATGGTCCACGCCACGGCGATCTGGCCGTCCAGGCCCTCACCGCGGGCCTCGCCCCACAGCGTGCGCGCCAGGATGTCCCGGTCTTTCTCGGTTGCATTCATGCTTTTCTCCAGGCAATAAAAAACCCGCTCATGGCGGGCATCGATATTCGGGTGGGATCAGCCCACGATAAGCTCGATAGCTGCGGGCAACGGGTACCGGGCCTTGATCGCAGCGACAGACGCAAGCCAGGCTGAGTAGTCAGGTTCTCGACCCTGGCTCAGCGCGTCGTAGTCAGCCTCCAGCCGAAGTGGGTCAGATTCGGACAAATAGGCCGAACGCCGCAATAACAGCGCATTGTCGAGATCTGCTTGCAGTTGTTCGGCCTGGCGCTGTTCGGCGGTAATCATCTTGCTGTAGTCGATATTGCTCATATTGGCAGGCTCACTTTTCCGTCAGGTGGGTCGATGATGTCGTCAGGGAACCGTGCCGAGACAGATGCATCTGGACCGCAGGGCAACATCAGGGTCAGGACTAGCTGCCCATCGACGCGCGTCACGTCACTGGCCAGCGCCTCGCACTTCACTGCGGCGGCCGGCAAAGTGGCGCCTTCCGGGACCCCGCCGAAGTCGTATCGCTCCCCGTTAATAATAAGAACATCTAAACGTCGTATGACTGTCAGCGTCTCACTCGGATTAATCGGTGCATATGGTGACAATTTGATTTTCATTAAAACCACCGCCCTATACAGGTAACCTGAATTCCACTAAGCGATTGCGCAACCGCACCGTTTCTGTAGACCGTTCTAAAAACGATTGGAGATACCGCATAACTTGTAGTAAATCCGTACGTATCAAAAGATGTAGTTGGGACAGCGGTAGCCAAAACAGAATAATTAGAATTGATAAAAGAAGCCGGTAGATTTGCCGTCCCGAAGTCTTTAATTTGGTTGGCTTCCATCACAACTATATTTGAAAACGAAACTCTGCAAATCATCGTGCCATCAGCAAATTTTGTGTAAACACCATTTGCATTAGACCCTGACTCCATAATAGCCCCTACCGGAACTCCCCCTGCCTGAGAGACAAGTCCCAATATATCTGCAAGAGAGGCGGATTTTAGTGATGCGAGCTTAGTGTAAATCTCCGACGTCATGGCGTTGATTTTTACCGCACCACTGCGGGTTGTATCACCGCCAGCCCCCGTAGGCGCGACACCTATGTTTATTTCTTGACGTGCCATTATCCTTCCCTCAAATAATTTGTTTTGCAAATACGACAGGGTTGTACAAGGTGGTTGATAGATCTACGCCCACCGCCTGGATTAAAAGGCGGTCGTTGTTGTATTCCCAAATGGCGTACATGTTCCCCTGGCGAGAGGTCATACCAGCCACATCCATCGCAATGTTGTTTAGAAGCATGTAGTCACCGCCTGCCAAACTAGAGGGTGCCGTCCATGTCAGGCGCGACTGCCCCTGGCCCGCAGACACGGACCCTAGGTAAGTCCAGCTAGTGATTGTTCTGGTGAACTGGGCACAAGGTGTTCCGTTATCAAAGAGAAGCTTTCCGTTCGCATCCCACAAACGGAAACCGTAATTGGCTGTTGGCTCGGACTTGAACGCGGCTGCAAACCACTTTCCGGATGTAGCCTGGCTAACAACCCCCACAAAGGAGAAACCGGTCCAGGCCCCGGCTGAGCCGCGCACCAGGCAGAAGCAAAACCAATTGGACTGATCAGGCCGAACAAAAACCAGTGGGGGCTCATCGGTCGTTATTGTTTTTGCGAAGTTGACCACGACCCCCGACCCGGTGCCGTTCCAGGTTCCTTTATCTAAGGTGGTTAGCCTTGAAAACTCGGAATCAAGGACTACAACGTCTGTTCCATTTTTGAACATCATTCCATAAGACATTACCTGTACCTCATCACAAGTAATCTTTGGGTTGCTGTTCCTAATGGGCCGCTCGCGCTTTGCCTATTACCGAACCAGACTCGCACAACACCATTGAGGATTTCAGGTATGAATCCAATAGCGCTAACGAACTGCCCACCAGTGTCGTACGGTGCAATAGGCACGCAAACCGCTGAATACTTTGTCGGCTCGACGCCAGGAACCGTGATATCAACGTATCTACCGGCACTCTTTGGCACCAAAGCCGAATACGTAACCCCCACGGTAAATGAGGTCTCATCAAGCTCCAGTACTCCAGTAGGCCCCCACACCCTCGCGCCGAAACTCATGCGTTAAGATCTCCCCATTGATAGCGCTTAATTCCGGCAGCATCGAATACCTTGCCGCCAGCATTGTTTATTACTTGGCGCGCCTGCCCAGTTCCCAGCGAGCTATTTATTTCAAAGGTCCCGTCGAAGAACAGCTTCCAGCCTGTCTTGCCTGGGTCATAGTTGTTCGACTGGATGTAATTACCGATCTTGGCGTTGGTGATCGTGCCGTCCTCAATGAACGCCGATTTGAGAAACGCCTGCCCCCCCTTCACGGCGAAAGGAACGGAGCCGGCCTGCTCAATAGCGAATAAATCGGCGCTAATGATGAACTGGCTCTGAAGGCCGCCAGGGCCATTCTCAAGACCGAGACCGATACCGGCATACTTGTAGGTACCGGTGGCGGATTCGTACTGCAAACGCACCGACCAGTTCAGTGTGACCTTGCCGTCCACGGTCTGGATCGCGGTAGCGTTTGTCTGAATGGCGGCAGTGTTGCCGTTAACCGTGTTTTTGACAGTCTCGATGCTGGACGACAACACGCCGTCGGCATTGATTCTGGCGGTTTGCTCAGCGACTACCGCGGCGGCGTTGTTGACCACCTTCACTTCAACTGTGTCGGTTCGCTGCCCCTGCACCAGGTCGCCCTCGATCAGGGCGGACTGAACAGACCAGACACCAACGTAGCTTTCGTCCGAGCCGATCAGCGCCGTGTCATCACCCTGAAGCGGTGGATTGACCTGCAAGTAGATGCCGTCAACCCGCTGCGCCGTGGTGGTGACCTTGCCGTCGAGCGTGGTTACCGTGGCCTTGAGGGTGCTTAACCCGCTGGCCGTAGCGTTCACGCCAGTTACTGGGTCGTTGACCGTGACCTTCACCGCATTGAGCTGTTGCGCCTGGGCGGTGATGTCCTGGCCATGCTGGGTGATCGTCGCCGAGTTATGCTGAACTTGCGTTACCAGGGCATTCACCGTCTGCGTTACCGTGCCGATGTCGGTCCAGTAGGTAGCGTTCGGTGGTGGGGTGTTCGCCGGTACCGGGCCATTGGCCTGATACAGGTGCTGACCCATGCGCACGATATCGTTAAGCGCGTACGCCTTCGCAGGGTCGTACTCAAGCGCGTCGACGATCTGGTCAATCAGCCCTTCCAGCTCATCCTTGGCCGCTTCGATGCGCCCATTGACCGAGCCTGGGCCATTGCCGTCGATAAGGTTGATGCGTTCGTTGAGCAATTGCCCCAGGGACGTCTCGTCGATCTGCCCTTTGATCTGCTCAAGGATCGGCCCAGCATCCGAGCTGGCCTGGCCCATCACCCCATTCACCACTGGATAGAACGGGCCGATGTTGCCGGTACGGTCCACCAGGCGCGCCCAGAAGAACAGTGTTGCGCCCGCCAGCAAGGACTGCATACGGTAGTCGGCCTGCGGATATGCCAGGTCGGCCAGTTTCGTCGCAGCCGGCAGGTTATTCGCCGGGCCATACCAAAGCTCGGTCCGCTGGGTATCCTCGGCGCCAGCAGGGAAGCCCCACTTGATGCCGATGCCGAACAGTTCGCTTTTGGTGGTCAGGAACGACACCGCCGGCGGCAGGCCGGTCTTGCCGGTCAATACGACCTCTGGGCTGGCGCCCCAGATAGAAGCCACGTCCATGGCGTTGACCGAGCTGACACGCGCAACGTAGCGGCCGCTGTAAATACCCTCAACGTCCGCGCCGAGATTCCCGGTACGCGGCAAGCGGATCCAGTTGCCGCTGTCCTTGCGCCACTCCACGTTGTACGCAATAGCTCCTGGCACCGAATCCCAGGTAATGCGCATGCTTGTGACAGCAATGCCTTGCGACACGACACTGCGCGCCTCGATGCCGATGTTCTCCGGCGGAGACATTACCCCGGGCGGGATAATGCTCGTTGGCTGCGGATCAATCCGGGCGCCAGTGTCGATCGCCTGGTACTTCAGGGGCTCATGTTGAGTGGCAGCTATCTTGAACTGATGCAGCCCTTGCGGTTCGATGGTCTGCACACGAAAGCGCATCACGGCCAGGTCAGCGCTTTCCACGGACCAGCTGCACTCCGGCTCTGGGAGTTCCGAATAGTCCGCCATGACGGTGACCAAGCGGCCAGAGACAGACTTCACGATGCGCCCTTCGGACTTGCCGCTGGGCAGGTTGAGGATCAGCCGATCCTCTTCGTGCACCTCGGCGTCGATGTCGAGCGTGATCACGCGCCTGGTCGCGGCACTGATACGTCCACCATTTGCGCGCCCCGAAAACATCTCATCAGCCACACAGATAATCTGGCCGGGCTCAACGTTGCGGCCCTCCATGCCAGTGGTGAAGCTTACCGACCACTCCTCATACTGCTCAGACTTGAGCGCCCAGATACCGTGGCGGATTGCTTCGCCCTCCACGGTACAGCCGAAACGCGAGATATCCAGCATCCGATGACCGAGCTCACCGATCAGCTCTTCGTTGGTAACGGGGGCCGGCTGGGTTTTGAATTCGTTTTCAGGGTTGTCCCACGCCACCTTCGCCCGCGTATGACGGTCAGGAAGCGCTGCGGAGACGTATTCAAACTCACCAATGATGTTCGAGCGCGTGAAAACGTAGCCGTCCTCGTTGCCCGGAATGTCCGCCACCATGGTGACCTGCGAACCGTTCCAGCAGCTGCTGCCACGGAACACGCTGGCCAAGTCCGAAAGCAGCGCGTAACCCTCAATCGAATCCTGGATGTATACGTTGGTGGTCATACGCGGCTGCATGCCGCCCTTGCCATCGGACACCATCACATCGCAATAACGGCCAATCTCGTACAGCGTCCAGTGATCCACCATATCGGCGGTGATACGCCGGCCCAAGCCGTAGCGACGGTGCAACAGCAGGTCGCGCCAGATCCAAACCGGGTTGTTTGTGTAGGCAAGCTTAAAGGTGCCGTTCCAGTCGCCCGTGTACGTGCGAGTGGCCGCATCGTAGTTGGTCGGAACCTGTACGATTCGCCCGCGCATTAACCCTGCAAACTTCGGAGTGTTCTGGAACTGCTTCGCATCGAACTGCAGGCCGCCCAGTGCCAGGTTTGGATAGCGCAGTTTTTTGTCGATGACCTCCGTCAGCCCCTTGATGCGCATCAGGTCCGCAAAATTGGAGTCGTTGCGGTTGGGAGTGAGCCGCCGCACGCGCACCAGCGCACTGGTGAATCCTTCCGGGAGGTCAATCCGGTGGGTACGCTCGTATTCAGTGGTGCCCTTATCATTCAGCGTTGCCGAAAGAACGGTCTGATAGCTACCGCCATCGACCGACAGATCAATCGCGTAATCGATGCGATAGCCGATCTGGTCTCCATTGGTTTTCACCTGCCAGATCTGCGGCCATGACAAACGAATACGCACGGCCGACAACTGCTGATCGGTGATCGCGCGCGTCCAGGCGTTGTCCGACTTCAGTTCTACCGGCAGCCCCTGAGAAGCCTCATTTTCGATGGCCGGAAAGCCCGCGATATGCTCCTGGTCCACTGTGCCTGGGCGGAAGTCCCAGATGGTGCCCGGGAAGTTTTCACTGCCGTCAGGGGAGATCAGTGGCGTACCGTTCAGCTTGATCGAGCGCAGACCATCAACCGGCCCCACAATCGGACCTTCGCTCAGCGCATAGAGCAGCTTTACCGTAGCAACTGACAGCGCGGTATCGGGTGCCTTATAAGGAGTGTATGGCTTCTGCTCGCCGCCCTTGGAACCCAAAACTGGGGCAGCAGCAGGCCGGCGCCGGCGCTTTGCAGCGGGCGCTGTTGCGGTTTTGGACATGGTTTTTCCTTACTGCTGATCTTCCGAGAAGACGCCAGCCGAAATGAGGGCGCCGCCGATATCGCGCTCGCCGTAGAGCAGTGGTTTGCAGCGGCCTTGGGCCATCGTGGTGACCGCCCCACCGAACGCATAGGAAGGCCTGTTGCCATCGCCCTCCTTGTCCAATACGCCCACCGGTGACGGGGACATACTCATGGCAATACCGCCGATCATCAGGCCAGCACCAGCTGCTACCAGGTAGTACTGCTGGGTGATCGCACCGACCACTACCAGGGCAAGACCGGCAATGGTGGCGAACAAGCCGCCTCCCTTACTGCCGATCACAATTGGCGCAATACGAATCGGCTCAACTGTGTCCTGGCGCATCTCAATCTCGGTATCGCTCAGGTTCTTCTTCCCGCGGAACACTGCGTAGGTCAGGCCGCGCTCCTCCGAAAAGCGCAAGAACCGTCTGAAGCCGGGGATCTTCACGCACAACGCATGAATCGCCTCAGCGCATGACGTTACGGCCAGGTGGTGAACGCGACCGAACCGGGCGCCAAGCACGCCATAAAGCATCACCAGCACCACCAAGGGCTGCGGGTTAACCGTTGTTTTCATTGCCATCAGTCAACCTCCGGCATTCGTTGGTGCCGAAGAATCAGCACGGTGTAATCAGCCCACATGCCGCCGTATACGTCGCGGGTGGATTTCTTGTTGTAGCGGTGATGCAGGAATGTTCCCGGCGCTGGGTGTAGGTCAGGGGCTGTGGACAACAGACCGTCGCCAAGGTAAATGCCGGCATGGTTTGGTGCGGCAGCATTTATCTGCATGACGATCATGTCGCCCTTGCGCGGCATCGAAACCGGGTAGAAACCGGCCTCCTCGTAGTACTTCTCGTAGAGGCTCTCACCATCGTTCCACCAGCCATCCCGGCGCGGGTAGTTCGGCAATTCAATTCCATGCTCGCGCTCGTAGTAATCGCGGCACAGGGCATAGCAGTCCAGCAGACCATGGCCGAACTCGCGGCCAACCAGCGGGGCCTGGTAACCATCAGGCTTGAACTCGAAGTACTCGCCAGACGGCCAGCTCACAATACCCCACGGCTTTTCATGCAATTCGCAGCTGACACGATCGGTCATGCTCGGCATGGGCGGAACGTCGGGATGAGAGTGAATGATCATCGTCACCTCGCCACGGTCCTCAGCGTCACACTTATCCTCGGGGTTGATGATGAAGTGCTCGCTCGGGGTCTTGGCATCGTTGCGGCAGGGAACGTACTTCAGCCGCCCGGCCTCACGAATCACCACGCCGCAGCTTTCCTTCGGAAACTCCGCCTCAGCGTGGGCCTGAATTTGTTTCAGCATCGTCTTGTTCATGGGGTCTATCCAATAAGCGCAGCGCCAGGGGCGCCGCCGAACGACAATGGGTTGCCCTTGCCAAAGCGGATTTCGCAGTCACTTGGCCGGCCACCACAGCGATCCAGTGCCGGGTCGTCGACTGGGTTGCCGTCGAGGTCGAACATCTTGATCCCGGTGTAGTTGCAGTCTGGCCCGCGGTATTCTCCCCACAGGCACCACTCGCACCGGTTCATGATTAGGCCGCCTGGAAGCCTCTGACCTTTAACGGCCGTCGGCGGCGCCAGCGAGAACACCACCTCCTCACGCAACAAGCTGGTGACCTGGTTGATATAGGAGATGTCGAGCCTCTCCATGGTGCTGGCCGTAGGGTTGCCCTCTGGAAAGTTCGCAGGGTCTAGGTATTTGACGTAGGTCTGTCGAACCGTCAACTTGACCCCACTCATCCCCTGGAAGCGCCGACAGAGTGCTGTGATCGTGCCGTCGATGTTGCTGATCTTCAGCATGGGTGTGGAGTTGTTGCCCTCAACACTTCGCCCGAACCCACCCGTTTCATAGGGCCGAGGCAGATACACGTCGCCCTTCCAGATGATCGGCGTGGACTGCTGGTGCGCGTGGTACCGCAAGATGCCCATGCCCCTCGCCTCACCATCCAGCTCGATCAACTGGATGATCGCGCCGGGCTCTAGCTTCTGGTCGTCCAACGTGATCATGGATTGAATACCTGCTGGAAGGTGGTGCTGAGGGTGTACTTCTTGTTGCCGTGAGTTTGCAACTGCCAGCCTCCGGTTGTGATGAACGCCCCCTGAACCTCAAGCGGCGGGGTCCACAGAAAGTGATTTGCCCCCTTGTGCCGCTTGAAGAACTCCCTGATCGGCTTGATGTAAGCCTCACCGCCTGTGAAGGAAACGGTGTACGCACCGGCGACATTGTTTATTCCGACCGATAATCGCTGGCTGTAGCCGTTGCCGAACTTCGACTCAAGCACGTCAGGCTGGTCGTCACCGGAAGAGCCAACCCTGGGCGACCAGTTAAATACCTCTGCCATCAGCTGTTTCTCCGATTGTTTGGATCAAGCAGGCCGTTCTGGCCTTTTTCCTGCTGAATCACCTGCCGGGCGATCTTCGGCATTTCGGAACGGGCGGTGGCCAACAACGCTATGCCCATCTGCTCGTATCCTTCGGGAGCATTGACAGCTCCGCCCGAGCCGTCGCCATTGATGTGCAAGTGGATCTCCGGCGCCGATCCTGAGCCGGCGGTTGCTGCGACAGATGGAGCGGTGAAGGTCGGCGAGATGCCCGGGCTTCCGACAAATCCGCCGGTTGCGTAGCCCGGCTTACCGCTACGGTTCAGGCCGATGAGGTAATCCTTCATCCCAGGCTGATCGACCACTTCCTTGCGGATGACGACCTCGCCGCCGTGAACCACACCCTTCGGCTCAAACTTGCCACCGGGGCCGGTATAGCCACCCTCAGAGAAGCCGGCCAGCGCCATGCCGGCGACCATGCCCGCATTGGCATAGCCCGCAGCAAGCAGCGCCGCGCCCACCGGGATACCGCCCAGGATGGTCAGTTCCGCCGGTGCCTTCGCTGCAGCGATCTGCGCGTTCATGATGATCGACGCTACCGCGAACGCTTTTTGCGCTACAAACAATGCCTTGTACGCGCCGGACTGCTCACCAGCGATCTTGCCAACCATGTCGGCGGCCTGGCCAGACAACTCACTGAAGGTGCCGATCACGGCTACTTTGTAGGCACCCTGAATGTCCGAAAGCCGCGCCTGGTTCGTTTGATTGATCTCGACGACTCGGTCCAGGTACTGCTGCTCGGCAGCAAGCTTCTGCTCGTTGGTGCTTTGCTGGTCGGCCAGGATCTGATCGCGCAGATCTGCCTGCATGGACAGCTGCTTGTCGTGCCACTTTTTGAGCGCTGCTTCAGCCTCGGCGATCTTTACAAGCTCCCCGGAGGGTCCACCTACCGAGGAGTCGATGCCGCCGAACTCCGGCGCCTCGGTAACCGTGGCTTTCGAGATGGCATCAGCGCCAGCGCGATAGTCGTCCGACGATAGCTTGCCGGCACGGTTGGCTGTTTCCAGCACCTGCATCCGTTCTTTCGTCGTTGCGAGCAGGGCTTGCTCTTTGGTTTGAAGGCTAGACATCAGGCCGTCATAGGCCTTTCTGGCATTTAGCGCATCAAGCTCAATCGCCTTGCCCTGAAGCATGACCTTGTTTTTCTCCGACAGCTTCGACAGCTCGCCCGTGGAGAGCTCGTAGCGGAGACGCCCTATCTCGGTTGTCTCACCGTAAAGCGCGACCTGCTGGGTAAGGTTGTCCAGGGTTTGCCTGTATGCATTGTTGAGCTGCTCAGCTTGCCGCTGGATGTCCTCCGAGGCTTTCTTGGCTTTTTGTTGGGCCTCCTCAGAAGCCTTGGCCGCCGTTTCAGAACCCTTGATCGCGCCGGCTAGGATGCGCCAGCCCTCGGCAGTACCGGGGTCAACGCCTTCCCGTTCAATCCTCCGGTTCACCTCGCCAACCAGGTCGCCCCCATCCCTGACGGAGTTCAAGCGCTCAACGAGCGTTTTTGTGTAGGTGTTCCAGCCCTCAATAGTTTTCTTGTCGGGCCCCGCAATCTTTTTCAGCCCGGCGCCAGCTTGGCCGGCAGCGGTGGCCACATCGTTCAGGCGGGCGGTGAGCATATTGGCGACGTCGCCGTAATCGCCAGAGGCTTTGATCGCTTCGCCGTACGCTGATGCAGAAGCATTGATAGCCTTGGTCATCTCCTCGTTTGGGCCAATTGCCGCGACCAACTGCTGGCTAGCCGAGTCGATATCCAGGCCGCCGGCAATGCGGCGATTGAAGTCCGTCACCGCCCTGTCGCGCTGGAATGGGTTGGCCGAGTAGGTATCGCCCCACTTGTCATTGCCTTGGGCAGCGGCGCGGATCTCGCGCAACGCCTTCTGTGCCGCCACTTGCGCATCGGCCTGCTGCTGGATAACGCCGCCGAGCTTGTATCGAGCCTGCTCTCTACCGAGTGCCGCAAACTCCTTGCGCAACTCCTCTACGGGCCGTTTGAGATCGACGGTAGCCTGGCGAGCTTTATCGCTGTTATCACTGAACAGAAGGTAGCTGGCAGCCACGGCGCCGACGGTCAGTGCTAGTCCGGCAGGCCCACCCATAACGCCAAGAAGAGCCGCCCCAGCACGCCCAGCCAGCGACGTCGCTGCTGATTGGGCGGACTGAGCTGCAGTTTGTGCAGCGGCGGCCTGCGCATCTGCAAGCCTGGCGATCCGCAAGCGGCTGAGAGCGGCTGCATGCCCATCAGTAAACCTTGTCGCCGCAACCTGCGCATTTGCAGCCACCGTCTCGGCTGCTGCCCGTCTGACCGCCATATTGGCGGCATCAAGCTGAGCCCTAGAGCGCCCTATTTCAGCTGAGTTTGCTTCCCGAATAGCAGTAACCTGGGCCCACAAACTCTTGATCAAATCCCCCGCTTTCAGGCTGCCATACGCAGCACCAACAGTAAGCGCCGACGCCGCAAGTACGTCCATGTTTTCGGCAACAAAGGTAACGGCACGGGCAAGAATTTTGGTACTGCCGGTCGCGCCGTCCATCCCGCCCACCCAAGCCTGGAATGAGTTGCTGACGGTTGTAGTGGCTCGACTAACCGAGCCAGGTAGATCCTTGAATTCCCCCTGAAGGGTACCAAGCTGGCTAATCAGGGCCGGCACCACTTTGTCAATGGTAAGTAGGCCTTGGTCTGCCATTGCCTTGAGGTCTTTACGGGCAACGCCCATGCCGGTGGCAAGCGCCCGGATTACGCGATCACCGTTTTCGTTAACTGAGTTGAACTCCTCGCCGCGCAATACACCCTGACCCAAAGCTTGGGAGAACTGCGTGATAACAGAGGAGGCTTCTGCTGCACCAGCGCCGGAAAGCTGAAGCCCAAGGGCCAACGCTTCGGTGACACCCAAAGCCTCGCTCGATGAGTAGCCAAACTCGCGCATCGATGCGGACGAACGACTGAATAGACCCGCGTTGTCGGCAAAGGCAGTACCGGTGCGCTGACTGATCTCAAATAGCGCCTTTTGGTTTACAGAAAAATCCTCAGTGCTCGTGGAGGCCTGCTTCAGTCGAGCATTTACCTGATTCCAACTGTCAGCCTGGTGAATGACATTCCCCACGGCGAGAGCGCCGGCCATGGCCTTTGCGTAGCCTCCCACTGAAGATGTAAGCGCCTGCATCGCAGAGCCCTGGGCTCGAACTGCTGCCTCCTGGGATCTCCACGAACTAGTCGCATCACGGTTTCCAGAAGTGATGGTTCGCAGATAGCTCTGACCCATGCGGCCAGCCCTTGCCATCTCACGCTGATATGCGCTCGTTTCGGCTGAGACGCTGACGATCAGGGAGCGAAGGGTTTGCCCTGCCATGCTTTTCTCCAGACATTAAAAAACCCGCCTTGGCGGGTTATTTGGTTCTCTCACTACTGAGAATTTCAGAATTCTGATCGATGTAGAAACGCCATCGATTCAGGCAGTCGGCAAAAACAACTATTTTATTAGGCGGGCTACTCATCTGCTCAGAGAGCCCCACGTATTCAACTTTGTCGCATTTCATCTGTTTGGCTGACTTTATCAGCGCCGCTCGCTCAGCGACTTTTATTCGCTCAACGCCATCATCGCCCCACTGCTGATAAGTCTTCGGGTAATGCTCTTTGGAGTAAACTGAAAGAGCGGACTCATCGATCACAACTTCTGAGTCCGGCCTTTCCGAATTTCCACAGCCTGCGATAACGACAGCAACTAAAACCGCGCACTTCCTCATGACCATCTTCCTTGCAAAAGAGAGAATCTAGCATGAGGATGGGGCCTCGGACGGCGGGCAACCTACGTCACTCGGATGACTTGACCATCAAGAACGCCTTGAAGAGCTGTTCTCCCTCCTCAGCCTCCGCCGCCTCATCAACCACCGCAGCCGCCTCATCCTTCCACTTAGGCATCAGATCCACAGCAGAAACTTTCGCACCCTGGGCCTGGAACACCGAAGCAGCAATGATCGAGGCCTGGATATCGCCGCGGGTGTCGCTTAGCGGTGACTCCTGGTTATAGGCCATCCAGAGGAACAGCTCCTCCGCGCTCATCCGTGAGCGCAGGTCCTGGAGTGTCATGCCAAGCCGGAGGGCAAGAGTCAGCATAAATGCCAACTCCGGCTCCTCCGTCAGTCGTTTCCCGCAGCATCCACCGGGTCTTGCGCGCCAGCGCCGGCCGCTACACCACTCAGTTCGAAAACCTTGCCGACGAGCCGGTCATGCACTGGGCTGAAGGCATCAGCTACGGAAGGCACGTCCTCGTCCTGGAAAACTCGAGCATTGTTCTCATCGAGCAAGGCCCGCACCAGGACGAATGCATAGAGCGGCGAGGAATGAATCTCCACCCGCGGCTCAAGCGGCGCCTCCTCGACACCTTCAGTTGCTGGAGGCTGGGGCGGAAGCCCAGCATCCTGACGGGCTTCAGCAACCGCCAAAGCAGCGCGGCGGCGATACTCAACCCAGTCGCCAGCGCTCAACGCCCTGACCACCACCTGGGCGCCCTCCCACTCGTCGATGGTGAGGCGCTCATGCTTGAAGTTGCGCATCGGGTCCAGTGCCATGGAGCGCAGATCCGCCACGGCGCCGATCTTCGTGCGCGCCATTATGGAGTCACCGGAGGCAGGTCGAAGGACACGGCGCCAGTGATACGCACGTTAAACGTGCCGTTCACGGTACCGTTCGGCGCAGCGTCCCAGGTGAACTGGGTGACCAGGCCAAGGAACGTCGAGGAGGTGCCATCCTTGAACACCGACTTGAAGGCGCGAGGCTCGGCGTCGTCGCGCGCGGTACGCAGGACGGTCTGTGCTTCGTCGTCTGCCTTCCAGTTGCCGGACATGCTGAAGGTGCCGTTGTCAGCCAGGCCCGTGGTGAACTCCTTGGCCACACTGGCGAGCACCGTGGTTTCAATTTCGTCCGACTGGCCGCCCTGGAACTGAGGCTGCTTAATGGTGACGGACAGATCGGCCCAGGTCAGGGCCTCAGCCTTGGGGTCCAGGGTGGTGGTTTTAGAAACGCTGAGAGCCGTGCCCTGCGTTTTGACGAACTTCGCTTTCGTTGGAGTTTGAACGGCCATGTGGCCTCCTATGGTTGCAGGGTGTATTCCCAGCTCACGCTGAAAAGTTTGGTGTCGTTCTCGAACACATCCGCCAGGCGGTCTGCGCTGCCGGTGGTGAAGTCGGCGCCATCCGTGGTCATCGCGGTAAAGGCCAGGCCAGCAAGCGTGAGCGCCTCGAGGAAGCTCTCCCCCCATGCGTCGAGCTGAATAGTGAGGTCGCTGGAGCCATCCCAGCCGGCGAGCGTGAAACCGGTGGTGGTGCCTACCGTTTGAATCACCAGGCGTGGCTGGGCGGCGTCCACCGGCGCAACGCCGAAGTACACTCGCCCGTCGACCAGAGGCGAAAGCCTGTCGATGAGGGATTTCTCAATCATTGGGGTTACCGGGTGATGGCGTTGTCGATGCCTTCGGCCAGCTTGTCAGCAACGGCCTTTTCGATCTGAGGCAGGCTGCCGTCCCAAGATGGTCGAATGAATGGATGGGCCTGCATCTTCGATGTGCCCAGTTCCAGGAACTTCCAATAGAACGGTGATTCGTAATCCGTTTTCGAGGTGCGCCCTTTTTTGCCGGGACGCTTGAGCGCCTTGGATTGTTTGCCCGTTGGATTTTTTACGCGAATACCGGCAGTAGCGCCGCCAGGCGTGTCAGCCTGTTTCACGCTTACCGCAATAATGTTCTTCTTCAGTTTGCCCGTGCGAACCGGTGCCGTGCTCCGGGCCTTGTCCCTGGCCACCCTGGCACCAGCCATAACTGCATCCCTGGCGATCTTGTTACCCACCGACTTGGCGAGGCGCTCGAAATCGGCCTGCAGCTCACCAAGCCCCAGAACTGTCAGCGATCCGTTGCTCATTTTGGCTTCACCGTTTTGCACATGAGTTTCAGCATGTCGCGCTGGTTGGTGGCCAGCGGCGCGATGATTTCGTAAGTGGTGCCGTCGTGCACCAGGTGCTGGCCCGCCACCACGTCCTTGCGGTAGCGGATGTTGATCTCGGCAGTGACCGTGACCTGCATCTGTGACGCAGCCTCGTACATGCGACCGGAGGGAATGTTGATCTCCGCCCAGAGCTTGCCCAGGTCACCCCAAACCTTCGAGGGCTGGCCGAGGGCATCCTTGCCGTCGATGTAGCCACGGCGCACGCAGCGGTGACGCATTGGGCCGGCTCTCATCAGTAACGCTTCCTGTACATGAGCAACCGCTCAACAGCCAGCGGTACGGTGGTTGATATGGTGCCCATCGCCACGCCTTCGCGGTTTGCAAACCAATGGCCAACCAGCAGCAGGATGGCCTGTTCTACGTCTGGGGTGATCGCCATCTGGTCAGGCTCAACCGGGTCACCCTCGACCAACTCCCTGTCGCAATGCATGGCCACATGGGACTTGGCGGCCTCAATGTATCCGCCGATGAGAGAGTCTTCCTCATCGTCATCCACCCTGAGGTGCAGCTTCACGCGCGCCAGGTCGATCATTTACTTGTTCTCTTTCGGCGCGGCCGGCTTCGAATCCTTGGGCTTAGTCGCCTTGGACTTGCCGTCAGCACCGATTTCCTCGACCAGGCCTTTGCCGAGCAGCGTGTAAGCGTATTCGTCGTCGGCCTCATCGAAGACCTGTCCGCGCTTCACCTTGGATGACTCGGCCTTAAGCAGATCGGCGCTGCCCGTGAAGCCCCATAAAGCTTTGATTTTCATGCTGCCTCCAAAAACAAAAAAGCCGACTTCACGCCGGCGTTTTGATGGTTATGTGCGGTTCAGGCTTACTTCGGAAAGTTGCCTTTAACCAAAGCTTCCTTGCGGCGCACGCCGAGGCCCAGACGCTCTTCAGCCAGCAACGCCATCATGTTCTTGATGAACATATCGTTGATCAGACCCATCTTGAACAGGTAGGTCATACGGTCGAAGAGGATTGCAGCACGGGCGAAGTTGGCGATCAGGAATTCACCGCCGGCGTCCGCATCACCCTCGTCCATGCTGTCCGAGGTGATGACCGGGCGTCCCCAGAGGATTGGGGTAACCAGACCCTGAAGATTGGCGAACAGATAGCGGTTTTCACCGTCTTTCTGCAGCTCAATGTTCATCCAGTCGAGTTCACTCATCACGACGCCATCGGCCGACAACTTGGACTGCTTACGAACTTGGTAGATGCCACGACGTACGATGTCGATCGAGGTGTCGCCAGCCTTGGTCAGAGTGTTGTCGTAGACGGTAGCCTGGGTCATGAGGCCATTCAGGTTCTCGCCAGTGCCGTCGCCCTTCAGGATTTGATTTTCTTCTTCCAGCTTGAGGTCGTAGCGCAGCAACTCCTGGATGTACCCCTGCATCTGGGGTACGTCTGCCAAAGCCTCTTCGGTTACCGGCATCCATACCGCAATCTTTTTGACCCGGTCAGTTACCGGCTCGAAAGTCACGTCGCTGGTAGGTTTGGTGCCACCTTCTGCTACCGGACCTGCACCACGGGTGTGCAGCAGTTCGCGGAAGTAAGTGTAGCTCTGCCCGGTAACCGGGATCGCGGTGAGCAGGTCACGGATACGCAGTTCCTGGCGAATACCCGGCTGGATGATCGGGTCGTAAATCGGCGCAACAATACCAGCACTGGTGACCTTCACCTCCTTCATTGCGGCCAGATCGGACTTGGTGACCTCGATCTCGGCGCGGTTCGCCGAGTTCGAAGACAGCGACTTATAGCTGTCATCGCTCTTGATCATGTCGATGAACGATTTGCCCTCGCCCGGGCCACCGCGCAACTTGACACCCTTCTGCTCCAGGTCCTGTACCTGGTCGATGACTTTTTGCAAGTCGCCCTTTTGGTCCTCGATCTGCTTCTTCAGGTCGCCGGTGACCTTGTTGCCTTTCTGGACTTCGTCCATGGCGGCATCGTATTTCTTTTGCAGGCCCTCGAATCCGCTTTTCAGTTGCTGATCAAGGGATTCTTTCAGCTCTTTCACTTCGCTCATGGCGATACTCCGAAATGGTGGGTTAACAGGTTGGAAATGTCTTTCAGCTCATCCACGATCGCCGTGGCCTCGCTCCCGCCATCACGGCGTAGCGCGGTATAGCCGAGCGAAGCGACTGCCGCCGCCTCCTTCTGCGAGAGACCCATGCGTTCGCGCAGGGCCTTCTCGAAAAGCCTAATGTCCGACTTGACGCTGAGGACTTGAGCCTCAGGGTTCATGCCGAACGGCACAAAGGAGGCCTCCCAAAGCTCGGCCTCCTTAATGAGGCGAACACGCCGACCGGCGCGGTCCTCGAAATCTGCCTTGATGGTGTTGAAGCCGATCGACATACTGTCGAGGATTTCCGCCTTCATCAGTTCGTAGGCGTCGCGGGCGTAGCTGACGTTGAGGTTGACCCTCCCTTTCAATAGAAGGCCATGATCGTCCTGGGTATAGTCGGCAGCGCCTACCAGTCTCGTAAGGTCGTGATAGAGAGCGAGCTTTAGCTTGCCGCTACGGGTTGCCTTCACTCTCGTGAAGGCGCCAGGCATGATCACGTCATCGCCCAGATCCACGTTGTTAAATACCGCGGCGTAGCCCTCGAAGTTGCCGGCTTCGTCAACGGCCTTGAGCTCAAACGGAACTTCAAGATTCGCCATTTTTATCCATCTCCCACCGGGTGACCCGGTTGTATTCGTCGCCTTCCAGGGGAGGCAGGTTTTCTTTCACGCGGACTTCGTTGATGGTCATCCATCCAGACCCACCAGAACCGCCGAGCGCACTGCCGTAGTAGGTGGACCGACCTGCGCTGTCAGCGCGCAGCAGACCTTCGACAGCAAACTCGACGAAGCGCGATTTGGTCCGGTAGATCTTGTCGTTGAGTTCGTCCTCCACCACGTCGATGTAGGGCTTGAGTCCGAAGGTGATGAACCCGGTGAGCTGCTGCTCAAGGTTAGAGCCCATGATCGAGGTCTTACCGGCGCGGTTGGCCAGCCATAGAGGCACGCCATAGATTCCGGCTAACGCCTCTTCCTGGAATTGCTGGGACTCAATGAACTGCGCATCTTTCTGTGTGATGCCGGCAGCCTCAATCTTCGGTCCGCCCTGCAGGATGGCCATTTTCCCAATGTCGTCGGCGTCAGCCTTGCGCACGTCCGGGAACTTCTCCATCACCTGGGCTTGCTGGGCCTTGGTCAGGAATTGGTCGTAGATCACGTACCCGCCGGTGAAACCGCCCTTGCGCATGAACCGCGCCGACCATTGCTGGCCAGCCTTGGCAAGCCCCATGGTTTCGGCTTGGTGCTCAATAGGCGAAAGGCCGACCACACCGTCCAGACTGAATAGCTTGAAGTGGAGCATGTGCTCAGGAGACACCGGGTAAGGTTCTCCCTCATCGGGTGTGACCCAGTAGATGAGATCGTCCTCGGTGTCGATCTTTACGGTCCGCCAATCCAGCGGCACAAGCCCTATCGGGTCGCCGTGCCTGTTCCTTTCGATCAAGGCGAACGCGTTGCCGCGCAGCGCCATGTTCACGACCACGAACTTGAGGAAGTTCAGCATTGTCATGTATGGGTTTGGTTTTTGGAGCAACTTCATCGCCCCATCATTTTTTTCGACCTGCTTTCGGCCTTCGCTGCCATCTTCGTAAAGTTTCAGCGGGAGGCCGCTCAGCGATTCGGAAAGAATTTTCACGCACGACCAGACCATGCTGATTGAAAGCGCAGTTTTGGTCGTTACCTTGATCCCCGCCTTGGTGGTTTTTCCACCAACCTCAAGGTCGACTTCGACATAGTTGCCCGTCGCCGGATCGGTGTAGCCGAACATGCGCCATGACAGCGGGTTGTACCAACGAGATGCCATATTCAGCCTATGAGTTCGAGCCGATGAGTCCGAAGAACCCATCAGCCAGGTAATTGTCGAGCCCGCTTTGGGCTTGAGGATTGAGCGACAGCAGCGAGATGGCGTTGAAGGCCGCCATCAACGGGTCGATCTTCGCCAGGCCCGACGCCTGCTTGGTGATCAAGATGGCGTTGCCGGCGGGTACCACCCGGGCGTTGCCGCAACACCAAGCCATCATTGGTTGTCCACCATGGACCAGGCCGCCCTCGGCGAGCTTTCGCTCCGTGGTCTTGATTGCGCCGTTCAGCTTCCAGCCTTGGCTGATGCCGATGATTTTGTCTTCCGGAATCCCGGCCTCGGCGAGCGCGTCGAGAATGGCACCGATGCCTGACGGGTCGACCCCGACCTTGTCTAGCAAGCCGGCCGCTTCGACTCTGGCCACCAGCTCAGCAACGTCTTGCACGTCGTCACCAATGGTCTCGACCAAGGTCAAATCACCATTTCCGGCGAAGTCTAGAAAGCGGGAAGCTTCACTTTTGCGACGCTCCAGCACGGATGGGTGAGCCCAGGCATGGGTCCATAGAAGCCATTGCCGGGTGAGCTTGTCGCGGCCGGCGGCGGCGAAGCCGAGCAAGTCGTCTAGGCCGCCACCGTCAATGCCGATGTCGACAACCTCTGAGCGGTCAATCAGTTGCTCGAAGGTCAGGCCCCCTGGCGCCGCCTGAACCTCCCAGAACTCGGCGCCAGCCCAACGATCGGAACGCAGATCAAGCCCAATCTCCACGTTCAGGTGCTTTGCGAGAAACCCTCGAATCGCGCCCTCACCCTCTGCTTGGGCTTCCTGATACTTTTGCTCGATAACCTGCTGGTCGACGGAAAGCCCCCAATTTGGATTGGTGACGTGTGCGTTTGCCAGGTCGCGGTGCTCGCCCCGCTTAATCATTTCTTTCGGGAATTCGTAAATCACCGGAAGAAAGCGGAGGTCCGTTATTTTTCCGTCGCGAACATTGCGGGCGTAGTCGAGTTTCGCCTTGAATACTCCCGCCGGCGGCTCGTCCGATTGTGTGGTGCAGTAGAAGACGAAGCCTTCAGGCCGCGACGTCAGACCGCCTGTTGCCTCCAAGAGCATCTTCGCGGACTTTGCCTGTTTGCCAAACTCCCAAAGCTCGTCAATAAATACCCCGGTAGCCTTCTTCCCGGTGACTGTCGCAGAGTCCGCTGCGACAACTTTCAAATTTGCCTTGTTTAGATGGTCAGTAACGATCCTGTTGTATTCCTGAACGTGGAACCTGGCTTTTAGGTCCTCATCAGCATCGATCATGTCCCTGATCGGCTTAAAAGCGTTGTCGGCGGCTTCCTTGGTGGGAGCCAGAATCAAAAACTCGCCGGACGGGCGAGTATTCAAGATCAGCGCGGTCAGCATGATCCCGGCTGCAATTGTGCTCTTGCCGTTCTTCTTGCTGACCATTAGGAAATAGTTTGTGACCAGCCGGCGACCAGCCTCCTCGTCGTACGCGCCAAACAGCGCCGCCACTAGATCTAGAACCCATGCCCGGCATGTATCAGCCATCAACGGGCTGCCGTCGGCATCGACCATTCGGAGATTCCCGAACACGTCGAGCGCGTCCTCTGCCTGCTCGGGAAAGATTGGAGCCAGCGGGACCAGCGACTGACCGTGCACGATGCGGTCTTCCCAATCGGGGCAGGCAGTGGTCCATGTTTTCATTTAACGGCCTTCAGGTGACGTTCGCGCAGACCGAACCGGCCGCTACCTCCAACCTTTGCGGCATCCTCCAGCTTCTGTTCTTTCTTACCCATGCCGGACTTCTTACCGTGAAAATACGGAAGTGCCGATTGGGCGGCGTTGCGGCGGTCGAATATTTTGGCCTTGGGCTCATTCATCAGAGCCAGCAGCCACACGAGTGGGTCATCCGTATTGGGCAGCTCCGCCAAGTCCTCCCCGTCGCCCTCAATTGGGCCATCGACTGTTTCTGCTGCAGCTGCTGAGCCTTTAACATTCTGGCCTGCCTTTAACTTCTCCAGAGCAGCAACAACATCGGGATCTTTTGCAAGCCTCGATCCAGCCGCCGAAGCGCTGGCGGCCGCGTATCCAGCGGCCTCCGCCGCTTCGCGATTCGAGGCCCCGCCGGCCTTTGATTCGACAAAACGGCGCTTTTTATTTGTTAACGCCATTAACAAAAACCTTTAAAAAGGGGAAAAAAATCGCGCGTGAGAGGGGGAGTGGTCTGGGGAAAATTCGATTCCCATATTTTGACCGCCCCCGGGTCTCAGGCCGGGGAGTTGGCGTGCCGCAGCGTGCGAGTGACGTGCTACAGATCGACTCAGGCGCCCTGCGTTTCCTCGCGCTGCTTCTTCGAGGAGTGGCAGGTGCCGCACAGACTCATCCAGTTAGATCGATCCCAGAACAGCGCCATGTTGCCTCGGTGAGGGATGATGTGGTCAACCGTGTTGGCCGCCCTCACCACTCCCTCGCGCTCGCAGTACACACACAGCGGGTTGTCATTGAGGTGGACGAGCCGAGCCTTCTGCCACTCGTAGTTGTAGCCTCGCTGGCTTGAAGTTGTCTTGCCCGTTCTCCATGAGCCTGGCGCGGCCGTTGCCAACCTATTGCCCTGCGTTGCGACTCTGCTACCCAAGGTCTGGAGACGTGCCATCAATCAGCATTCCGACCAGGCAACTTGAAACCGGTGACCCGATCAGCAAAGGCGCGGACCTTATCCACACCAAGCAGCCCGACCATGCCACCAAGCAAGCCGGCAGCTGACGGCGGGATGCCAATCAGCTCGAGGCCGGACAGCATCGACAATGTGATGCAGCCACACAGCAGGCTTTCAAAGAACGCAGCCTTGCGTGTGCCACCGCCATAGATGATCCGCAGCGCAGAGATCGATATTGCAAAGCCTGCGGCATAAAAGGCCGGGGCGTGCTGGCTCAGCCACGCGAGTACAAGAACCCAGGTGTCTGGCTTATCGGGCATGTTCGGCATCTCAGGTTCCTCCCTTTAGGGGAGTGAATAGATCGGCCCCAACAGCACTCCCAGCTCAGCGCGATGGGTGTGGTGGAGCCGAAAACGAAAAAGCCCCGGCAAATGCCGAGGCTCGATGTGGGTGGAGATGGAGACCCTGTCAGGCCTCTGTCGTGGCGTTTCCCTCCAGTCCCCACGCTGACTGTTACCCCTGCACGTTGCCGCCGGGCTTTGATCATCTCCAGAAAGCAAAAAGCCCAACTCTAGGGTCGGGCTTTGCTCGCGGAAAAACCGCAAAGTAACTTAAATCTATATATCGTCCCCGGGCCTGTCAAGCAGCCTGACGACGAATATCTAAAGCTCCATCAATCCACGCGACACCCGCCTTCCAGAGCTGCCGCGTCTTCTCTTCTCCGAAGCCCATCTTCTTGCCAACCTCCATTAAGGAGCTGTCGAGCCTGGTGTAGTACTTCATCAGCACCTGGCCGCATTCGGGGTAGCGCTTGAGCAGTCGCCCCATCAAGCCATCAATCATCAGGGCATCGTCGTCGGTGATCATTGGCGACAGGACGGTGTTCTCGCGGGAAGCGCAGCACGACACGCCGGAGCCCAGTACAACCCAGCGGCCCCAATGCTCCAGCAGATCCTCAGCAGTGCGCTCTCTAAAGCTCGGTGTGAAGGCCATGGCTCAATCCCCTGTGAAGTTGGTGGCACCTGGGCCACGTCGGCTGTTCTCGTTGTATTGCGCTTCAGCACCGGCAGGCTTGAAGCAGTTGAACTGGGCTATCTGGTGCTCGGCAGCCTGGAGCCGAATGCTCAGCTGCGTCACCAGTACCTCCAGTGACAGCGCCTCACCGGTTTCAGCGGTGACCCAGCCCGAGGCGTTGCACTGCGCGCAGGCCAATTCATGGAAGACAGCCTTGATCACGGCCTTGCCACGGCATGCCGGGCACCTGGCCAGGTCGAGCTGGGCGGCGCGGAATGCTGGGCCGTGGCTCTTCTTCATTTGGCCTCCAGTAGCTGCTCATGCAGGCGGTAAACGTTTGGTCCGTCGCCATATGGCCAGTGCTGGACGGACAGGTCTTTACCGGTCTGCATGGTCAGCACCAGGTGCTTGTCGCCATTCCAACTCTCGAAGCGCATCGAGCTGACTTCTGCCGGATTCACAGCGAGGCCAGAGGACTTATCGAGCAAAATCATCATTTTTAAACCTCGCCCTTAACAAATTGTGGTTCTGGCTCGCAGGCGCCGCCGTTCAAGGCGTCTACGAGGTTTTGCGAATCTTCATATCTAACGCCTGTCTGCGTGTGGATCGCCTTAAAGCCACGCTCATCTAACCAGTTGTGCCACTTCACCAAGGCCAGGCGCCGCTGCTCCTTGGCCTGGGTGTTGATGTAGGTGGAGGCGATCTTGCCCAGAGAGTGGTTGAGCATCATTTCGCCGATGTGGCCGTCGACGCCGAGGTCAGTCCAGGCAGTGCGGGCCACCTTGCGTAGGTCGTGACTGGTCCAGGCGCCCTGCCCTAACCGTGTGAATACTGCGCTCGCCTGGTTGTCGCTGAGTGCCTTGCCACGGCGTGACGGGAACAGGAGCGGCCCCTCGTAGCCCTGGGCGTTTTGTCGGGTGCGGTATAGCTGTAGGAGCGAACACACCTGGTCGGTCAGCGGCACCCGCAGTTCGGTCCTGGTCTTGGTGTGTTCGGCCGGGATGAACCACTCACGCTCTGGCAGTGCGATATCAGCCCAGCGGGATTGGCGGGTCTCGCCGATGCGGGTGCCGTGGCACAGCATCATCAAAGCCAGCATAGCGTCACCCGGCGCGCTATCGAATCGCTCGGCCAGCAGGTTCACGAGGTCCTGCAGCTGCACGTCACGCAACCGCGCCGGTTTGGGCAGAATCCGCGCCGTGGTGAAGTCGACGAACTTCATTTCCGCCATCGGGTTGACCGGGATCAGGTCCAGCTTACGGGCTTGACGGAACGCTACCGCGAGAAGACGGTACAGCTGCTGCACGTAGGACAGCGACAGTGCGGCCTGGGCTGGCCACATCAGCAGCTTGTCGAGGGTCTGGGCGCTCACGTCGCGCAGCAGCAGATCGTCCAAGCGCGGCTTGAGCTGGCAACTGATGGCCGACTTGCCCGCAGCTCGGCGCTTGTCGGAAAGCGCACGCGACTTGGCCATGCGATCGCCGAACCAATCGAGCAGTTCCCCCACGGTTACCCAGCCCGAAACACTGGCCGCGCCCTCGGCAGCGACCCGCAGGCGCACCGCCGGCAAGGCGGCGATCACCTGCTTGGCATTAAGGTCGGGAAAGCCGCCGATGCGATGCCATTTGCGCTTGTTGAGCAGGTACCAGGAGCCGCGTGTGCGATTCTGGGCGAAACGGAAGTGCAGCGCTGGGTGGCCGGCGTCCCGCAGGTCGCGCACATGCTCAAGCTTGGCATTGCGCGCAATCTCAGCGTCCGACAGCTTCACCGTCAGGGTTTTGATCTGGGTGTTCATGCGACCACCCCCTGGACTTTGAGCAGACCCTTGCCGATCCAATGAAGTTGGGTCTCGGCCAGGGCGCGTAGCAGGTCAGCCACTTCAAACTCGCCACGCTTGCGGCCGTCGATGATCGAATGACAGCTATCGCACGCAAAGCAGGCAATCACGTCAGGCCCCTTCATGCCGATGCCCTTCTGTCCGCAGGGGATATGTGCCAGAACGATGGTGTCGTCATCATGGCCGCAACCAGCCAAACGCAGCGTGCAGGCCTGGCCTCGAGCGGACTCTCGAAGCTTCTTGGACTCAACTCTCATTCCTGCTCCTTGGCGGCTTTCCGCTCCGGTTCGATCAGCAGCTCAAGGAAGTGCTTTGCTTTCTCCAGGTCGGCCAGCCCACCCTTGTCACGCCAGCGAGTCACGTACTTGATGACGCTGCCCTCGGCGAACGGAATGCCATTCGCGTGGATGTATTCGATGGGCTGGATCTTCAAAGACTTGTAGTGGTCGCCTGATATCTGCTTTTCGAGTGCGCTCATCAGAATTTTTCCTTGCTGTAACGGCTGGCCATGCTGGTGACCTTTTGGGGCTTCTGCGGCTCAACCCAGCCCGAAGCCAATTGTTCGAATCGGCTGTACTGACCCAAGAACGCGGCGCGGATGGTGCCGCCTGCAATATCTCGGCCCTTGCCGATGATGATCTCGGCAATACCTTTGGCTTCGCTGTGCTCGTGATAAACCTCGTCGCGGTAGACGAAGAGGATGATGTCCGCGTCCTGCTCAATGGCGCCGGATTCGCGCAGGTCAGAACACATCGGCCGTTTGTTTGGGCGCTTCTCGCACTCGCGGGAGAGCTGGCTGAGCAAGATGACTGGAATGCCAAGCTCACGGGCCATCAGCTTCGCCGTCCGCGTCATATGGCTGACTTCCTGTTCACGACTGAAGGTGCGCGAGTCTGATTCGATCAATTGCAGGTAATCGATCACCATCAGATCCAATCCGTGCCGGCGCTTTTGACGGCGTGCGGCAGCCCGCATACGGTTCATCGACATTGACGCACGGTCCGACAGGTACAGGCTGGAGTGCTTGAGCTTGCCGGCCGCACTCATCAGCTCAGCGCCGTGGCTGTGGGGAGCCTTTCCGTTCTTGATCAAGTGCAGAGGTATGCGCCCTTCAGACGCCATGAAGCGGTCCATCAGGCCGGTGTTATCCATTTCCAGACTGAACGCCATCACGCTCTTACCCTCGCGGATAGCGGCATTGGATGCGATGTTCATGGCCAGGGTGGTTTTACCCATGGCCGGGCGGCCCGCAATGATGATCAGTTGGCCAGGCTTCAAGCCCTGCAGCTTCTCGTCCAGATCGGGAATGCCGGTGGATAGCCCGTCAATCTCGTCACCCCGGTCGGCACGGGCCTGAAGCACTTCGATGTAGTCATCCAGGATGTCCTCAGCCTTGATCACCTCGGACGTGGCCGACTGGCTGTCGACCGCCTGGGCCTCGGCCTGCACCGCTGCCACCTTGTCCACGGTGGTCTGGTCGCCGTAAGCGATATCGTTGATCCGAACGCTCAAAGCGATCAGTGATCTATCCAGGCTGCGCTCACGAACGGTTCCGGCGTACGAGGCAGCGTTCGCAACGCTTGGAGTGTTACGGGCGATATCGGCGGCGTACGCGAAGGCGGGAGAACCGCAAGGCAGGTCCCCGACACGAGCGCCGATAGTCACGATATCCACCGGCTGGCCTGCGCCATGCAAGTCCAAGATGCCGCGATAGATGGCGGCGTTGTCCTCGTAGTAGAAATCCTCGACCGACAGGTCAGCACTGAGCAAGTCGATCAACTCAGGGCGCAGGAACATGGCCCCCAGCACACCGTGCTCGGCCTCAAGGCTGTATGGGTCACGCATTGAAATTACCCTCGATGACCTTCACGAAGTTGGTCGGCGCAATGAGCCAATCGAACACCGCGCGGAACGGTTTGCCGGCTCGCCCTTCTGTCTGGCCCATCAGGAATGGGCTAGCGGCGACCAACTTGAAGAAGTCCGACCAGAAATCGAGATCTTGGTGAACCACACTTTCATTCCACCGCGCGTTGAGCGTGGCTACACGGCTCTTGGTGATCATCACTACCCGAGGAAGCCCAGGGAGGGTTTCGTTGAACAGGTCGACGATGGCCTGAGTTGGGCATTTCGGCTTCGAGGCTTTCGAAGGATTTGCATCAACTCGAGAAGGTGATGGTTCACCTGATGGTTCTATTACGGTTCTGGGTGCGGCTGCTGCGGGGGGGGTGTGCTTCTCCTGCGGGGGTGGTGGTGCATCTGCTGCGGGGCGCACCTCCTGCGGGGGTGCGTATGCTGCGGGGGTCAGGGTGTACATAGTCGATCGTCCCATACGCTCGCGAAATGACAGAATCCCAGTTGTCCCCAGCCACTTAATTGCCGACTGAACCGTGCGCTCACCCAAGCAGGTGCGCTCAGCAATACGAGCAACAGAAGGCCAGCAAACACCCTCGTCGTTTGCGTTATCAGCCAGCGATATCAGGACAGCCTTTTGCGGGCCGCTCATGCCTTGCAAGGGCCAGCACAGGCTCATGATGATGGTGCTCATGCGGAAACATCCTGGGCAGGTGCCAGGGACGCCTTCAGGTGACTGAGGCATTCCCGGCGAAATTTGGATTTAGATGCGTGCGAGTACTGTCCGCTGATCATCAGCGCGGCATCCATCGCGGCGGATTGATTTGTTGTGAGGTGTCGTGACACGTTTTCAGAGGTGTCGGAAAGTGTCGCGACATCCCTAGAACTGTTGACTGCGGGGGTTTTATTGATCATTATTCACCTCGAAATAAAGCTGTACTAAGCCGCCCTGCCAGGCGGTTTTTTTATGCCTGCGATTCAGGCGTTATGGGTGTCCGGTACATCCGTGGTAGCTTTTTGCTTCCACACGAAAAGGTCACGGAGACCGGACATGACTGAGCTGACTGATAAAATCATCGCGACCATGAACTCCCAGAAAGGGGAGCTGATCGGGGTACATGCAATGCTGGCTGCTATTGCTCGCTCACTACCGCAAACACAGTTACAGGTGCTGCTGGATGAGTTCGACACAGAGGTCGCAGTGGCACGATCCACATTGGCGTATTCGCCAGTACCGGAAGAGGTCATTTCCGGCCTCGAGAACTACGTCCAGATGTGGAACGCGATTCGGCTGGAGCCAAACCAAAATTGAGAGCTGCCCTGTAAAAGGCCTGGCGGCTTTCTTCGTCAGATAGGAGCAATTCCTTTTTGTGCGTGCCGCCGCGCTTTGATCCCATCTCTATTCCCTTCCTATGCACTGTATGAATTAACAGCTGATCCAGAATCTCTACCTGCCCTGCCCGCTTCAGCGGAAAATGGCGCCATCAAAAAGGTTAAGCGGACGGTTTCATTGGCTGCGCTGGGTCATCGTCTCGCTTGGCAACCAATGCACCGTCGGATTCCTTTTCAAGAACGCACTGCATTGGGTACGAAAATCCACCTGCCGCACGGCACTGGGAGACACGGCTACCGCTAACGCGGAGCGCGTCACCGATGGCGCGACCGGTGCGGAAATATTTCAGGGCTTCGTCAAAGGTCATGGGGTGCGTCTCCGTTGTCTCTGCCGAGTTTAGAGTTCTTAACAACACAAGGCAAGTTATCTAAACAGTGAAATGTTTAGAATCCTAAATATGGACTTTAAAGACCGCGTGACCTCACGCATGAAGGCGCTCAATCTCAGCGCCACCGACATCAGCAAACTGACTGGCGTATCGAAGGCGACGGTCAGTTTCTGGGTGAGCGGAACGAATGGCGCGAAGGGCAAAAACCTTTTGGCGCTGGCGAAGGCTTTGGATTGCTCGCCGGACTGGTTGTCCGACGGTGTCGGTACACCGGATCAGGCATTTACCGATGACACCAAGGCCGGCATGTCCACGGTTGAGTTGATGGCTAAAATGCTTGCGTCCAGGGCTGGAAAGAATCTTTCAGAAAAAGCTCGGGAGACGATGCTCGCTGCAGCGGAGCAAGCAGATAGCCCAGTCGAGCACGGCGGGAGTTACGTCCCTAGTCATCTAGCTAGCCTTCGACCAACGAATGAGGAAATTGTCATTCCTCAATACGATATCCGAGCCGCTATGGGGCACGGACAGGTGCCACCAGACTATACCGAGGTCGTTCGAAATCTCGTGGTGCGTGAGGAAATTCTCCGAGAGAAAGGGGTCACTTATACCTCCGCGTCATCGCTCGGCATGATCAACGGCTGGGGCGAGAGCATGGCCGGGACGATCAACGACAAAGACCTGGTGATAGTCGACAAGGGTGTAAGGGATTTCATCGGTGAGGGGATATACGTTCTCACTTGGCATGGAGAACTGTACATCAAGCGCGTAATGCGCCTGGACGAAGAGTGCTACAGGCTGATATCCGACAACAAACACTATGAAAACCAAACGGCTCGAATTGACGACGTGACGATCCACGCCAAGGTGCTGTTGATCTGGAATGCCCGTAAGGCTTAACAAAAAGCCCGCCACCAGCGGGCTTTTTTATGTCCGTCAGAATGGCGCGACCTCTTCAATCGCATCTAACTCACCATGATCCTGAACTCGAGGATCTTCCTCGGCCGCGGCTTCCCAGCTCAAAGTAACCGACTCATCTTCGTCGTTGAAAGTCATCTCAATACCGTCAACGTCGGCGAGCACGCCCATAACCTCCTCCCACTCACGATCCCCATCGCTATCAATCCTGTGGATGGTTGCCCACTTCCGGTCCTGAGCGATGGGATGGTTGATCATGCTGGAAACTCTAAGCGTAAGGCGCTCAACTCCCGATACGGGCGTTTGCTGTTGGGTTTTCTTCTGCGGGCTCGCCATCGGCTGCTCCTTGGTTGCTGTATATCCATACAGGTTTGTACGCAGACTATCCGAACTTTTCTAATCGCGTAAGTCTTGACGCAGTCAGCGTTCGAGCGTACCTCGTCGTCACAATAGTTAAGATATCTAAAAAACCTGTTGACGAATTCTGTTTAGTTTTCTAAATTCACTCCATCGCCGAGCAGCACTCGGCAATACACGACTGGTGAAGCCGCCAGATAGCACGGGATCAGCGAAGTGATCTCCCAGCCCCGGAAAGCGGGACCGACTGGACCAAGCTCTTTAAACAGAACGGAAGATTTCACTGGCTGGCCTTGGCAACAGGGCCAGACGGGAAACCAACCGGGAGTCACATTGATGGAAGCAACAATCGTCAGCGGCGCATGGAAGGGTCATCTCGGACGCGGCCTTGCGCCAAAGGAAGTTCAGTACCTGCTGGGCACCGCCCAGGGCAAGACAGCAAAAGAGATAGCCCGCCAGTTCGACGTGGCGGCCTGCACCGTGGCCAAGCGTCTTTCCTGCGCCATGTTCAAGCTTGGCGTGACCCGCCAGACAGCTGCAGTTGCTGAGGCAATGCGCCGGCAGATCATCTCGCCGATGTGCTTTGTGCTGGCCAGCCTGATCGCCATGCACGCAATGATCGGTGATGACGCAATGCGCCGTGATCGCCGGGCACCAGAGCGGCGCACCGCCCAGGTTCGAGTGCTTCGCCAGGCGGAACGGCCAAGCCTTACCGCCTAAACAGAGCATCATTTAGCAGGTTGGAAAAAAGGAGTATTAACATGCACCACCCACACCCCAACTCACCTGGCAAGCCGACGGTTAGTGCGCCAAGCCTTGTAGGCAGAATCGAAGCAGCTTTGATGACACTGGCGTGTCAAGGAAACCCTGGGCTAGCGACAAAAATGTCTTTAATGCACCCCAGCCCAGAGCTTGGCTCGTCAGGGTGCAATAAGTTCGCGACGATAGTTCTTACTCGGACAATTGCTGCCTTAGTAGAAGCTCTGCCTGCTGAGCGCTCTGGCCAGATTCAGAAAGAACTAGCTGATTACCTTTCTGAGTTTTTCGAATCTGCCTGACACCGTGCCACATCCCGTTTTCTAGCTCGATCACATCTCCTTCTGATACTGCGCGTGCGGCCTCGTAAGCTTTTGGCAGACCATCACCCATGTCTCGATCGTATTTGATGCTGTAAGTCGGCATTAGATCGCCCTCCTTTGCAGGCTGCGTTGTGTGAGAGCGCTCAGCCTAGCGCAAAGCCCGTCACCTGGGCAGTGGTGACATGGCCGGCGGCCCCAACCAAATCAGCACGGAGGATTGGCAGCCATGTGAACCACAACGAACCCTAGACGCCACAGCGTCGACCGCGTGACGTAGGGAGGTCTACGAAGCGCACTGAAAGCCCGGTTTCGACTGGGCTTTTTTACGACTGGCCTTTACCCGTCAGCACCCTCCCCTGGGCCCACCGGCACATACCAGGCGGTCAGGGTGCTGACGAATAAACGCAACCACAACCAAGGAGTCGGCATGAACCCAGCCATCCAACAAAGCCAAGCCGTTCTGCAGGCCCTGCGGGAACGTGTTTCGCTTTCCACTTCGGAGATGTACATGAAGATCGGTCGCGAAGAACCTGTAAGGGTGCCGCGCTTCAACGTGGTCCCCCTCGGCAAAAACCTGTTCGATGTCGTAGAGCGCTCCACAGGCCTTTCCCGCGGCGCACGCGAAGGTCACGACGGCGCTTGCCAGTACGCCGATCAGCTCGAGCGCAACGCTGACTTCTTCAACGCGGCCAAAGCCACGTCGAAGCGCTTCGGCTGGCGGATGGTGCGCTGGACGGCCGGCTTCTCGGCGCTGCTTGTGCTATTCGCTTATTACGGTGCGCAACCATGATCGGCGAGCCAATGCCGGATCCACGGCACTCGATTATCGACAACCTGAACCAGCAGCTGGAAGCGTTCTTCGGCTCTGGCAAGAAAGCCCAGGTCATCCCAAGCGGCGTTGGTGTTGACGGCCCCTACAACGGCACCACGGCGCACCACGAACGCCTGCGAAAAGAACGCGACAAGCTTGCACCGGCCGTACGCGCCGAAGCAGCCAAGGGCGTCGTGGCCAGCGTTGCAGCAAAGAACCTAGGTATGCACATCAAGCGCGTGACGCTGATCGCCCAGGAGAACGGCTTCAAGTTCGCCGACAGCCCATGAGACGCATCAGCAAGATAGCCGCCGCGCGGCGCAGACCGACCTGGCTGGCGTTGCCGGCAAGTGGAATAGAGGAATCAGGCAATGGCCGAGGAAGAGCAGCAGCCGACGGCGGAAGCCTTGAAGCAGCGCCGCAAGCGCGAGAAGGCAGCAGCGAAGGATGCTGCATTGGGCGTCGAGAAATTTACGATTGAGGTGGCCGGCATCTTCAAGGCCGATCTCAAACGCCTGATGAAGCAGCACGGCTTCAACAACCAGCAGGAGGTGCACCAGACCCTGCTGCGCAACGTGATCGCCGCCGACTTCGAAACTGCGGCGCAGATGCTCAAGTGTGTCACGACACCTTTTGTTGTTACTGAAAAGGTGTCGCAGATCATCAGGGCTGCCGGGATCAAGTCGCTTGTCGATGATCCTCCGGATCCCGAAGACGAAATCGTCCAGTAGGCACCCTTCTTTTCGTTAGCTGAAATTGGGGTGCCTTTTACGCTTCGCCTAGCTCACATCAATTGTAACTTGCTGGGGAGCCAAGCTCGCGATCGACCGCAAACTCTCGGTTGTTCGATTCCCCGCCATGACTGTTACGTGGGAACCGCTGGAAATTGCTGCTCTGACGATGCTCTTGACGCTCTCAGTGGTGTGGTGGGTGCCAACTACCACGCTTGCGCCAGTCTTTACGATGGTAATAACGCTTTCTGTTGTTTTTGCCATTAGCAGCTCCTTGATCAGGCTCCATGCCGGTCACCCGTAATACCCCATATCAACGAATCACGCCAGCCGACCAGGCAAAAGACCGCTAGGACCGCGCCGGAATAAATTTATACATTTCCAGCCATAGACGTATGGACGACTTATCATTGAAGGTCATCAGTCTCGGCCCCGTCCTCCGTTTCAAGCGATATAACCTTTCCGGCGGCTTCAACCAGCGCTACCCACAAGGTGCACTCCTGAAGGCAAACATACTGTGTAAGGCTTCTATTAATTTTTGCATCATTTAGTCCAGTCTCTAACGCTCGAAGCGCGTCCCTAATCGTGCTTATAGGCTCTACCAACTCGGGACTAGGTAAGTCGAGCAAACTTAGAGATTCAAAGCTCAATCGCAGCCCAGAAATAATATTGGCAGAGCTATGAATAGCTAAATCTGAATTAACTTTAAACACTACTGCGCGACGCGCTCGCCATGATAAAACCCTAATTGTCCTCATGTGGACTGCTTTTCTTGTTTCTTCTCTTTCTAATTGCTCTCTACGCTGACCCGACGCAATTCTGGTAGCGGCGATTATCGCTAGCACCGATCCGACGGCCTGTACCCAACTGGCAACTTCCGCGCTGTTAAGTGCATAAGTCCGTACCGCAAGAAAGGTAACAAAAATTACAGCAACCCCTAAAACAACGTTTTGAACCGACAACCAAGGTTTGAGCAACTCCTTCCCCAGACTATTCAGCATTCCTAAGCCCACCTTTAAGATTTGGCCGGCGAATATACCCGGCGAGGCACCTCTATGTCCGCAAAACAGAAGAAACATCCCTTCGATTTCAAAACCCAATACGGACTCGGCTTCAACCCTCAGGACGATGAGATCGTTGTCGATTTCTTCTGTGGTGGTGGCGGCGCGGGGACCGGCCTGGAGATGGGCCTGGGCCGCACGGTGAACGTGGCGAAGAACCACAGCCCGCGAGCAATCAGCATGCACACCGTTAATCACCCAGGTGCGAAACACTTCACCACCGACGTGTTCGAGGGTGATCCGGATACCGAGTGTGGCGGCAAGGCCGTCGGATGGTTCCACATGTCACCGGACTGCACGCATCACTCCCAGGCGGCCGGCGGGCAACCGCGCAAGCGCGAGATCCGTAACCTTTCATGGATCGGCCTCAAGTGGGCAGGCAAGAAGCGGCCCCGGGTGATCAGCCTGGAGAACGTGAAGCAGATCCTGCAGTGGGGCCGCTTGATCGCCAAGCGCGACAAGGCAACCGGCCGCGTGGTGAAGCTCGGCGGCGACGTTGCGGCACATGGTGAGGTTGTGCCGGTGGGCCAGCAGTTCCTGATCCCTGACCCAAAGCAGCGCGGCCGGACCTGGCGCCGCTTCGTGGCTCTACTGGAAGGCATGGGGTATGTCGTTGGATGGAAGGTGATCCGGGCTTGCGACTTCGGCGCGCCCACCAGCCGAGAACGCCTGTTCATGATCGCCCGGTGCGACGGTCAGCCGATTGTGTGGCCCGAGCCAACCCATGCCAAGAACCCCACCAAGGGCCAGCAGAAGTGGAAGACCGCCGCCGACTGCATCGACTTCACCGACCTGGGCAAAAGTATTTTCGGCCGCAAGAAGGACCTGGCCCCGGCCACCCTGCGCCGCGTAGCCAAGGGCATGAAGAAGTTTGTCATCGACAGCGCGGCGCCATTCATTGTGCCGATCGCCAACTGGTCAGGGGAAACGGTGCAATCGGCCGACGAGCCGCTGCGCACCATTACCTCGTACCCGAAGGGCGGCGCCTTCTCGGTGGTCAGCCCGGTCATCGCACCGGCAACGCACCAGGGTAGCGACCGAATCAATGATCCGCTCGACCCTCTGCCTACGGTGACGTGTGCGAATCGCGGTGAGCTGACGCTGATCAGTCCGTTGATGGTTGGGGCCGGTGGCCCTGAGTATTCAGGAAAGCCGGTGGGCATGGACCATCCGGTGGGCACGCTGATGACCCAGAACCACCGAGCTCTGGCTTCCGCCTGCATCGTCCAGGCCGGCCACGGCGAAGGTTCTGGCGCAAACAAGCGCCGCTCCCACGGGGTGAACGACATCTGCGGCCCGATCGGCACTGTTACTGCCAGCGGCGGCGGGCAATCCGTCAGCGCCGCGGTGATGATCCAGGCCAATGGCGGATTCAACACCACACACGCCAAGGGCATGCACGAACCCATGACCACGGTCACCAACACCGGCAGCCAGCAGCAACTGGCGGTGGCGAACTTGGTGCACCTGCGCGGCAACTGCGATGCACGGGACGTCAACGACCCACTGCACACCATCAGCGCCGGCGGCCAGCACCACGGGTTAGCCAGCGCATTCATGGAGCGGGCATTCGGAGGCAGTGTTGGCCAGGGCCTGGAAGAACCGGCGCCGACAATCACAGCGGGCGGCGGTGGCAAGAGCTCGCTGGTTTCACTCACGTTATCGCCTGAGCACGAAGCCGGCGCCCTTCGCGTCGCCGCCTTCCTGATCAGCTACTACGGTACCGAGAACATCAGCGCATGCGACTCTCCGGCGCCGACGATAACCACCAAGGACCGCCTGGCCATGGTCACCGTGATGGTCAAAGGCACGCCCTATGTAATCGTCGACATCTGCCTGCGGATGCTGAAGCCGGCCGAACTGTACAAGGCCCAGGGCTTCCCGGCCGACTACATCATCAGCCACGGCGCCGACGGCAAGCCGTTCACCAAAACCCAACAGGTGCACATGTGCGGCAACAGCGTCAGCCCGCCGCCGATGGCAGCTTTGGCACGGGCCAATGACCCGTGGCGCGCCGAACAGCGGCAAGCCGCCGCCGCATAACTTATAACCACGGAACTGCCGCCAGCCACTCCGCGCAACGCATGAGTATCTGGCTCAGAAGTTCGATCAGTAGTTGGTACGTCAAGTCTGCGATGAGTTGTTTCATTCGGTAGTTCCCTCGAGGTTGGTCAGCAAACCAGACGATGCGCTGACGGTAGTGTTCGATGGTCTACCGCCTATCCCTGGCTTTCCTCTTGGGTTTTTTCCACTCCCCCACTCCACCGCCCGGGCATGGCCCGGAAGGAAATTACTGTGTCCGAAGTTCACCGATACCAGGTCGTGACGATGCTTTCAGCGGCAGGCGCGACGATTGGCTACGACCCGCACGGGCCTGATGTCGTTATGGCCGCCGAGTTCGACCGGGTAACCGCCGAGCGTGACGCCCTGCAAGCCCTGCTGACCGCAGCGGATGAGCGGGCGGACGTGCTGGAGGGGTTGTTGCGTGAAGCGATGCCAGCCCTACACCTTGCAGCAGATACCTTCAAATCAGCCAAGCCTGTGCGCAACAAGGTGCTCGCCGCACTCAAGTCAGCAGAGCCCGCCAAGGACGAACACGTCTGCACTGGCTGCGGTTCCAAGGGCTGGACCGCGAACTGCAAAGAGTGCGTGCCGTACTGAACCAAACTCCCCGCCTACTGCTGGTGCCTGCTGGCACTGGCACAACTGATTTGAGGTGATTTATGAGTGTTCTGACGGAGAACGAAATCCGAATCGCCAAAGACTGGCAGGCGATGACCGTAACCACCAATGAACAAGCGCAGTACCTGAAGATCGCTCGATACCTCGGCGACTCTCCGGCAACCACAACCTACATGGTAGGCCTACATATGCGTGAGGCTTGCTCGGTAGTGCGCCGCGACCTTCGCAAGATGGAAAAGCTCGGGTATGTCGTGGCAGATAGTAACGGATCGAACAATATTTGCTGGAGCCTGAAGCCATGACCACCAACCAAACGATTGACGGCGTGCCGCGTGATGATCTCGAACTTGTCTTGTTGCACGGGCATTCAACCCATGAATCAGACCGGGCATGGGATCGGCTGCGCGCCCTACTGGAAGCGCCACCGCGTTGCCCAGTTTGCGGATACACCGAGCAGGATTGCCGAGAGCAGATGGACCATTACTTGTGTGGGTCGCCCGAACCTGCGCCAGCCAACAAGCCAGCCGCCCAGCCCCAGGGCGTGCCGGTGGCGTGGCTGAACGTTGCGACCGGTCACGTCACAACCAGCGCCGTCGTGGTGATGGATTGGGATGATGAAAAGGAACAGGTTCAATCGCTCTACGCCGAGCAGCCCGCGCCGGTAGCGGCGTTGCCTGACGGCTACTGCATCATGCCTCGTCAGTTAACCGCCGAGAATGGAGCCAAAGCCCTGCTACTTGGCGAGTTCAAACTGCTTGCAACCATGGAATGTCCCGAATGCTGCGAGCTTGATGAGCCAACCGAAGGCTGCTCAATCTGCGACGGTGAAGGCGAGTACGGGCAGAAACACACGATCCCGTGGGATCAAATCAAGTTCATCTACAGCAAGGCGGTGGCGGGCCTTGCATTGAAAGCTGAGTCAGCCAAATCCCGATAGGAGTACATCCGTACTCCATCCGCAAAATCTGTAACCCCTCCCCCATCAAAGTCAGCCGATATAACGGCAAGGAACCCGGCATGCCTGAAATAAAGGAACGGCCAATACTCTTTTCGGCGCCGATGGTGCGCGCCATCCTGGAAGGCCGGAAGACGGTCACACGGCGGCCGGTCAAGGTCCAGCCGCACATTGATGCCAGTGGCAATTTCTGCGTAGGCAACTCCAACTACGGCCAGGACGGCTACGGCAAGCCTGTAACCAAGCACTTCGTCAACGGCTGCTGCCCCTTTGGCAAGCCCGGTGACCGGCTGTGGGTGCGCGAGACCTGGGCACGTGTCGGAAATTGCGATCCTGGCTATCTGACATTCGGCGCCACCTACCCCGCCTGCCTGCCGCCGGAACTGGAGAATATCCCCGCCGCCAGCGAAATCCGCTGGAAACCCAGCATCCACATGTTCCGCCGCGACAGCCGCATCCTGCTGGAGATCACCGACGTGCGCGTCGAGCGGTTGCAGGACATCAGCGAAGACCAGGCCCAGGCCGAGGGTGTGCGCCTGATGCGCGACGGCAGCGATACGTGGGTAAGTAGAGAAGGCCCTGGAAACCTCGTTACACCATGGCCGACTGCCAAAGAAGCATTCAGCGACTTGTGGAACTCCATCAATGGACCGCATGCATGGGTCGCCAACCCGTGGGTCTGGGTGGTCGAGTTCAAGCGGGTGACGCCATGATCGCCCCCCTCTGGTTCGCCTACGTCTTCATCTACAAGGTGAATAAGCCATGACGCAGACAGTGCAGGAGAAGTTCGAAGCGTGGCATTTGACCCGGTTTCCGGGAGCAAGTCTGTCGAAACGAACAAATGGTGAGTACATAAATCTGTACGTAGGCATGTGCTGGATTGGCTGGAGCGCATCCCGCGAGACGTTGGTGGTGGAGCTTCCAACGATTGGGCGTTCGCCTGAACCGCCAGAAGACGCCATCGACGATAGCTTCCTTGATGCTCATCACGCCAAGATCCGCATGCGTAATGGCTGCTTCATGGCCATTAAAGCCGCCGGCATCACAATCGCGGGGGAGTCGAATTAATGAGCGACGTACCTATTGAGCCGCAGGACTATCTGTACGGCGTGAAGGTCGTGCAGATCGAAGATTTGCGCGTTGCCCGTGGCATGACGCGACGGCCGACAAGCTCCTGCCAGCACAAGAAACTGGTCTACGACGAGAAAGAGCGCCGCGTTTGGTGCAGCGACTGCGAATCCGAGGTCGAGCCCTTCGATGCATTCGTTGGCATTGTCGGGGTGTTCAGCGGCGGCATGAACTCGCTGAAGCGGCGACAGCGTGAATTGGCAGAGGCCGAAACTTTTCAGATGCGCAGCCGCGCCGCGAAGGTAATGGACGAGGCTTGGCGCAGCACAAAGATGGCACCGCTGTGCCCTCATTGCACGACCGCGATTCTCCCTGAAGACGTGGCCGGCGGAGTGGCCAGCACATCGAAAGCACTGGTAATCGCTGCCAGAAAACGAAAAGCAGCAGCAAAGCCCTAACCCCAATCCCCCTACATGCCTGCCGGTGAGCGGCGGGCGAGGTATTCCTATGTCCGACTTTCAAACGGAAGCCATGCCCGTAGCGCGCAAGCAGCACAAATGCTGTGAATGTCACGGCCTGATCCAACCTGGCCAGCAGTACCAGCTCATCACCGGATGCTGGGAAGGCGACATGGCCACCTTCAAGACCTGCCCTTCCTGTGTGTCTGCTCGCAACTGGGCGACAGTTCAGCCTGAGTGGATGGGCGACGGCGAGCACCTCTACTACTTCGGTCAACTTGAGGAAGACCTGTCGTATACGGCACCAGAGATTCCACCTGGTGATGGTCGGCGATTCAAGGCGTACCGGTTGCAGCTGCAGATCACTCGGCGGCGTATGGCCGCATCAGACGCCCGCAAGGCGGCGTAACCCTAACCCACCTTCTGCCGCCCAGCGCGGCAAGGACACCCCATGTTCGCTATGAAACTCACCCTGATACTGCTGGGCGCTTTTCTGTACCTGGTAGGAACAATCGGCTGGTTCGGCTGGCTCGGGCTCGACCTGCTGGACACCGGCACCACCGAGGCACTGCTCTACGCCTTCGCCGGCACATGCGCCTGGCTGCTGATTAGCTTCGGCCCGGCAATCCAAATCATCAAGACAGCGCGGCCCACGGTGGGCGGGAGGTAGGAATGGCAGCTGCCGAAAAACTGGGCGATGAGTCCGGCCATGACAAAGTAACCGAAAAGCGCATGGCCGAACTGCTAGGCACCACACCGAAAGCCCTGCAACGAAAGCGAGAACGTAACATCATCCCCGCCGGCGTCTGGTCGAAGATCGACGGACGCATCATGTACAGCAAATGGAGGTATGACGAATGGCTAGAGAGCCAATGGAGCTGCCCACCGGAGTTGAGCTTGTCGGGAAGTCGATCCGGATCAGGTTCTCCTGGAACAAAAAGCGGCACTGCGAAACGCTCACTCTCCCGCAAACCGCTCGGGGAATCGCAGCAGCCGAGGCTTTACGTTCTCAAGTAATACAGCTTTCGAAGTTGGGAGCGCTCACGCCCGAAAAGTACAGGGAGTTGTTTCCGAATAGTCGGAGCGACTCCACAGGGCACATGCCAATCTTCTTCGACTACGCACAGGACTGGTTGAACAGCCTGCAGATCGAAGACAGCACCCGCAAGAACTACCGCAGCACCATGCAGACCTACTGGGTACCGCACCTGGCCACATACCCACTCGACAAGATCACGCCGGTACTGATGCGGAAAATCGTCAACGGCATTGCGTGGACTTCTCCGATCCGCAGGAAGGGCGCAATCAGGCTGGTGACAGGATTGCTTACCCAGGCCGTAAACGATGAACTGATCCTGAGGAACCCGGCTAATTCGATCCCGCCGACGAGGGTCACCAAGCGCGAAATCGATCCATTCAGCCGCGATGAGGCTGACGAACTAATCGCCAAGCTGTACGAAGTGACGAGTGGGTTGCAGTCTATTTACGCGTGTTTTTTTGAGTTTTCTTTCTATACAGGAATGCGCCCAGGCGAGGCTATGGCACTGCGCTGGAGCGAGGTTGATACGCGCTCGAGGCGAGCCAAGGTTTGCCGCATCAGGCTGTACGGCAAGATTAAGGAGAGGACGAAGACGAAGGTGTCGCGGGAAGTTTTATTGAACGATCGAGCCATACAGGCACTCGAAAAAGCCAGACTGCTTACGGCGGCGCGCTCTGATTATGTTTTCGCGCCGGACGGTTCGGGTGACAGATCAGAGCTATACATCCGATCCGAAACTGGGGCTAAGCGCTATTGGTTGTCAGCGTTGCGCAAAAGCGGCATTCGATATCGCCGGATGTACGACACCAGGCACACCTATGCAACGATGTGCCTGATGTCTGGAATGAATCCTGCGTTCATCGCCGCTCAACTTGGACACAGCGTCCAAGTGCTGCTTTCAACCTATGCCAAGTGGATCAGTTCTTCGAGTGATTTCGCGGAGCTTGAAAAGCTGGATTTGCCGAAAAACGGTACAAAAATGGTACTTGAATCTCGGTAGATGCGCTTAGGCCCAGCAAATACAGGGCCTTATGCAATATGTGTGGATTAGCTGGCGAGTTACGCTTTGATCATCAACCTGCCGACCTGGCAGCCGTAGAACGCATCACCCACCACCTCGCCCCCCGAGGCCCCGACGCCTGGGGCTTTCATGCCCAAGGGCCGATTGCCCTGGGCCA